TGGGGTTTGAGAACCCAAGGGATTCTCCCAAAACAGAACAGCCAAAAGAAGGTCTGCCGCAGGTCACGGATAACGTCCGCGATTCCGGGCAGACCTTTGTGTTTGGTCGTTCCAATGCCGGGGAGCAGGTGGATGAAAAAGCCGCCATGCAGATCCCGACCGTATATGCCTGTGTCCGTCTGCTGGCAGAGTCCATTGCAGCACTGCCGCTGCATCTCTACCGTGTGACGGACGATAACGGCAACAAGGAAAAGGCACGGGATCATCCGCTGTACAAGATTCTGTATCGGCAGCCCAACCCGGAGATGACATCCTTTGTCTTCTGGGAGACACTGATGACCCACCTGCTCCTCTGGGGCAACGCCTATGCACAGATTGTTCGGGATGGCAAGAACACGGTGCTGGGTCTGTATCCGCTTTTGCCGGAGAATGTCGAAGTGGATCGAGATGAGAGTGGCGAGCTTTACTATATCTACCACGCATACACGGATGAAGTTCCGGGAGAGCAGAATAAAGACATCTACTTCCGCCGGGACGAGATCTTCCATGTGCCGGGGCTTGGCTTTAATGGTCTGATTGGTTTCTCACCGATTGCCATGATGAAGAACAGCCTCGGCACATCCATTGCGGTGGACAAGTACGGCTCGTCCTTCTTCAAGAATGGTGCACAGCCCAGCGGTGTGCTGGAGCATCCCGGCGTTGTGAAAGACCCGAACCGTATCCGGGACAGCTGGGAAGCGGCTTACGGTGGTGCTTCCAATGCACATCGTGTGGCTGTGCTGGAAGAGGGCCTATCCTACAAACCAATCTCCCTGCCGCCGGAGGACAGCCAGTTTTTGGAAACGAAGCAGTTTTCCGTGACGGAGATCTGCCGTATCTTCCGTGTGCCTCCGCATCTGGTGGCGGACTTGTCCAGAGCGACCTTCTCCAACATTGAATACCAGTCACTGAACTTCGTGATGCACTCCCTGACTCCGTGGCTTGTCCGCATCGAGCAGGGCATCATCAAGGATCTGCTGCTGGAAGAGGAGCAGGACACCTACTTCCCGAAGTTCAATGTGGACGGTCTGCTCCGTGGCGACTATCAGAGCCGGATGAACGGTTATGCGACCGGCATCAGCAATGGGTTCCTCTCCCCGAATGATGTGCATCGGCTGGAGAACATGGATCTCATCCCGGCAGAGGAGGGCGGAGATGACTACTACCTGAACGGCGGCTATGTAAAGCTGAAAGATGCAGGAGTGGCACAGCAGAATAAAGCTGCCGCCGTCCAGCAGAATCAGCCGAAAGAAACACAGCCCGACCCGGAAGAAGAACCTGAAAGCGATAACCGGCTGAGTGAGAGTAAGCCACGGAAAAATGAAAGAAGGAGAACCCGATGAAGAAATTCTGGAACTGGATCAAAAACAGTGACGATACCAGAATCCTCCGGCTGGAAGGCCCCATCGATGAGGAATCGTTCTGGGGCGATGAGATCACGCCACAGATGTTCCGGGATGAGCTGGAATCCGGTGAGGGGGATGTGGCCGTCTGGATCAACTCTCCGGGCGGAAATGTGTTCGCCGCTGCTGAGATCTATACCATGCTTAAGGATTACAAGGGCAGCATCACGGTCAAGATCGATGCGATTGCGGCATCTGCTGCATCCGTTGTGGCAATGGCCGGTGACATTGTCCAGATGAGTCCCGTTGCCATGCTGATGATCCATGACCCCAGCACGGTAGCGATGGGCAATACTAAGGACATGGAGAAAGCCATCGAGGTGCTGACCGAGGTCAAGGAGAGCATTATCAATGCCTACGCTGCAAAGAGCGGACTCAGCCATGCTCGCATCGCCAACCTTATGAGCAATGAAACCTGGATGAATGCGAAGAAGGCGGTGGAGCTGGGCTTTGCAGACGAGATCCTCTTTGCAAAGAAAGAGGAGGAGCCGGACAGTGACCCGGCAGACCCGGAGAATCCGGAAGAAGCCCCCGACAGTGAACCGGGCGAGGGCGGAGAAGAGAAGCCGTTCCAGAAGGACACGGCAGGGCACCTTTTCTCCAGCCGTCAGATGGATCTAATCGTCCTGAACCGTCTGGGTGTGAAACCGGAAGATGTGGGCCAGAAACACACTGAGCCGAAGGAGCCGCCTGCTGACCCGAAACCGTCCGCCGAGCCGACCCCTCAGGTAGAACCGCCTGCTAATCCGGGGCCTGTCCTTGACATGGACGGCAAGACTGAGGATGGCAGCATCCCCTACAATATCCTGATGAAGCAGCTTGAGTGCATGAAGTGATGTGCATTCAGGCTGTTTTTCATATCACCACAAATCAATTTATGGAGGACAAACACTATGAGTAAGATTCTGGAACTGCGCACCAAGCGCAACACTCTCTGGGAGCAGACCAAGGACTTTCTGGAGAAGAACCGCGGCGAGAATGGTCTGGTAAAGGCTGATGCCGTGGAGCAGTACAACAAGATGGCACAGGAGGTCAAGGACCTGGGTGCGGAGATCGAGCGTCTGGAGCAGCAGGCACAGATCGAGGCACAGCTGTCCGCACCGACTTCCAGCCCTGTCCATGCGGACCCGAAGAACGGTGCCAAGAAGGATGTCAAGCCGACCGCCACTGCCGAGTACGCTGAGAACTTCTGGAACATGATCCGCAACCGCGGCCATTACGGCGAGGTCCGCAATGCCCTGTCTGTGGGTGAGGACACCGAGGGCGGCTTTACCGTTCCCGATGAGTTTGAGAAGAAGCTGGTAGAGGCACTGGAGGAGAACAACATCTTCCGTGGTATGGCGACCGTCATCCGCACCAGCTCCGGTACCCGTAAGATTCCTATCGCAGAGGATACCGGCGAGGCAAGCTGGATCGATGAGGGCGAGGAGATCCCGGAGAGCGACACCACCTTCGGTCAGACCATGCTGTCTGCTTACAAGCTGGGCACTATGATCAAGATCTCCAACGAGCTGCTGAACGACTCTGCATTCGACCTTGCCACCTATATTGCCCGCCGTTTCGGTGTGCGTATGGGCAACGCAGAGGAGCGTGCATTTATCACCGGCGACGGTGTGGGCAAGCCTCTGGGCCTGCTGGCAGAGACCGGCGGTGCCAAGGTCGGTGTGACCGCTGCCCAGAAGGATGCTGTGTCCTTTGATGAGATCTTCAAGCTCTACTACGCACTGAAGGCTCCGTACCGCAAGAAGGCACAGTTCCTCTGCAACGAAGCCCTGGTGCTGCAGCTGATGACCATCAAGGACAACAACGGCAACTATATCTGGAAGCCGGGTCTGGAAATCGGCAAGCCTGATACCCTGCTGAACCGTCCGCTGAAGACCTCCGCCTTCATGCCGGAGATCAAGGGTGGCAGCAAGGTCATGGCCTTTGGTGATTACAGCTACTACTGGGTGGCTGACCGCCAGAACCGCACCTTCCGCCGTCTGAACGAGCTGTATGCCCGTACTGATCAGGTCGGTTTCCTGACCACCCAGCGTGTGGATGGCAAGCTGATCCTGCCGGAAGCCGTACAGCTTCTGCAGATGGCACCGCAGGGCTAAGAAAGCCTGGAAAGGAGGAGCCGGTTATGGCACTGATCCCGCTTTACGAAGCGAAGACCTATCTCCGCGTGGACAGCAGTGATGAGGATGCCCTGATCGGCATCCTTTTATCTTCTGCGGAGCAGATGTGCAAGGATGTGGGACGTTTATCGGAAGACCAGTGGGAGGCAGTCAATGCCGCTGACCGGGATGCCGAAAATGGGATACAGCCCACAAGGGAACTGGAAGCCCTGCGAAGCACCTGCCGTGTAGCGATTCTGTATGCACTGGGGTATCTCTATGAGCACCGGGACGAAGCTGATCATCACCAGCTGATGCTGACGCTTCGTTCCATTCTGTTTGCTGTGAGGGAGGGGGTGTTCTGATGATCGAGAAACTGAATGAGCGGATCACGATCGAGAAAAGCACGGTTGTGACCGATAAGGTCGGAAACCATCGGAACACATGGGAGGAATATTTCACCTGCTTTGCCTACGCTTCGACCTATCAGGCGCAGGAAGAAGAGGGTGAGGTCACAGCCGAACAGAAGAGCGTGGTGTTTACGGTGCGCTGGTGCAGTGAGACCAGAAATCTCACATCAACGGGTTTCCGCATCCGCTTCCGGGAGCAGCTCTACAATATCGAATCCGTTGACCCGATGAACTATCAGAAGAAGATTCTGAAGATTCATTGCAGACTGGAAAGGAGGCAGCCGGATGAGCAGAACCGTCAGCATTGATGAGATGGCAGACGCCATCAACGAAGGACTGAAAGAGTATGCGACCCTTGCCTCCACGGAGGTCAAGAAGGCAGTCCGCAAATCTGCGAAAACGGTCAAAGACCAGATCTCGGCCAATGCACCATCCCGGACGGGCGCGTACAAAGGAAGCTGGATGGCGACCAAGCAGTCCGAATCCAGCCAGAGCCTTCAGATGGTAGTGCATTCCAAGAACCGCTACCAGCTGGCACATCTGCTGGAAAAAGGTCATGCCAAGCGCGGTGGCGGACGGGTGGCAGGAAGACCGCATATCGCTCCAGCAGAACAGGCCGGCATCGAGCAGCTCCAGTCCCTCATCGAAAAGGCGCTGAAATAGGAGAAACCAATGACCCACGAAGAAGTAAAAGCTCTGGTGGAGGAGATGGGGCTTCCTTATGCGTATGACCATTTCGCAGAAGGGGAGAGTCCTGATCCACCGTTTATCTGCTTTCTGTATCCCAGGGCTGAGAACTTTGGTGCGGATAACCTTGTGTACCACCATTTCAACCGGCTGGACATTGAGGTCTACACCGATTACAAAGACCCGGATATGGAAGCAAATATTGAAGAAGTCCTGACCGAGCATGAACTCTACTATGAGAAAAGTGAGGTCTGGATCGAAACCGAAAAGATGTATGAAGTCCTGTATGAGCTGACCGTGTGATGCTCATGCAGGATATTTTTATGGGAGGAACACTATGTCGAAGAAAAGCAATAAGGTCAAATTTGGCCTGAAAAACTGCCATTATGCAAAGGCGACCTTTGACGAAGATGGCAGCGTCACTTACGCAAAGCCGGTCCGCATCCCCGGTGCAGTCAGTCTTTCTATGGATGCCAATGGCGAGATCGAGCCGTTCTATGCGGACAATATCGCTTACTATGTCGTGAATAACAACTCCGGCTACGAGGGTGATCTGGAGATCGCACTGATTCCGGAGAGCTTCCTTACGGACATCATGCACGAGGAGCTGGACGGCAACGGCGTGCTTGCTGAGAATGCCAATGTGGAACTGGAGCATTTTGCGTTCCTGTTCGAGTTCGATGGTGACCAGCGCCACATCCGTCATGTGCTGTACAACTGTGTGGCAAGCCGTCCGTCCATCGAGGGTGAGACCAATGAGGACAGCAAGGAAGTCAAGACGGACACCCTGAACCTGCAGGCAACCCCTTTGGCAAACGGTTATGTAAAGGCAAAGACCGGTACCAACACCACCGATGATGTCTATAACAAGTGGTACGATGCGGTCTATGAGCCGCAGGCGGAAGCTGTGGACACCGAAGACACCGGTCACACCGAGGAGCCGCAGGGCTAAGTGACCGACACACACACCGCAGGGCTTCGGCTCTGCTTACATTATTATAAAGAGGTATATGATTATGAAGAAGATTTTTCCTTTGTTCGCAGTGATCATCGTTCTGGTGCTGGCTGTCTGCTCGTTCCACATCATCCCTACCGGCTACACCGGCGTGAAGACCAGCTTCGGTCAGATCAAGGAGACCACCATTCAGAGTGGCAAGCTCAACTTCTGCATTCCCTTTGTGCAGAGTATCCACAAGGTCAACAACAAGCAGCAGGATAAGCATATCGAAGCACAGGTCTGGGGCGAAGCCGCCGATAAAACACCTGTGTATGCTGCAGATGTGATCGTGACCTATCAGGTGCTTCCTGAGAAGAGTGCATGGCTGTATGCGAATGTGTCCGACATCAAGAATTTGGTCGGTGACGAGCTGGTGGCATCTGCCATCAAGTCTGCGATGGCTGAACTTGGCCCCAATGAGGTAACCAACCGCACTAAGATTGAACCTTTGGCGCAGCAGAAGCTGGCAGAGTCCCTTGTGCAGAAGTATGGTGAGGACGTTGTGTTCGTGAATAAGGTCGTCATCAACGACATGAATTTCGAGGATGCCTACAACGAAGCCATCCAGCAGAAGTCCATTGCCCAGCAGAACGCAGATAAGCAGAAGATCGAGAATGAAGCCGCCATTGCCAAGGCAGAAGCGGATAAGCAGGTGGCGATCACCAATGCAGAGGCGGAAGCCCAGAAGACTTCCATTGCCGCAGAAGCACAGGCAGAGGCAAACCGCAAACTGGCAGAAAGCCTGTCCGATACGCTGATCGATTACCAGAAGATCCAGAAGTGGGATGGAAAGCTGCCGACTGTGAGTGGCGGTAATGCACTGGTCAGCATTGACCCGGCAGAGTAAGAAACACGATATACGGCAGGGCTTCGGCTCTGCCAATTTTACATGAAATTTTGGAGGATTACGATTATGGCAGTTACAAAGAAAATCGAGATCGATGGCAAGGAAGTCATCTTTAAGGCAAGTGCCGCTGTGCCTCGCCTGTACCGCATCAAGTTCGGCCGTGACATCTATAAAGACCTGCGCCAGCTGGAAAAGAGCGTGGGTGAGAACGATGAGGACAATTCCAACCTCGACCTGTTCAGTCTGGAAATGTTCGAGGATCTGGCATGGCTGATGGCCCGTCATGCTGACCCTGCGAATGTGCCGGACAGCCCGGAGGAGTTCCTGGACCAGTTCAACACGTTCTCCATTTATCAGATCCTTCCCCAGCTGATCGAACTGTGGGGTCTGAACGTGCAGACCGAGGTGGAATCCAGAAAAAACCTCGAAAAAGTGAGCGGGAAATGACCACCCCGCTCTTTCTGCTGCGCTGTGTACAGCTCGGTATCAGCATCGCCGACCTCGACCTGCTGACCATCGGGTTGGTCAATGATATGTTCACGGAGCGGCAGAACGACGACTATCCGTACAAAGAGCTGGCAAGTCAGTCGGACTTCGACCGGTTCTAAAGGTTCGACTTATTTTACTTGACTTTGCAGACCATCTGATTTATTATACTCGTAAAGAAGTAACTTACGAGTTACTAACTCACGAGTATAATTATTGGAGGTGGACGTATGAATCAATTCTATTGCCGTGAGGATGAGCTTCGGAAACTGAATAAACGGTACGCTGGTGATAAGTTTGAGTGCATCGTCATCTACGGCAGACGACGTGTTGGTAAAACAGCATTGATCAATGAGTTCTGTAAAGATAAGCCTACCATTTTCTTTTCTGCATTGAATACGACAGGAAAGGAAAATCTGGAGGCTCTCTCAAAGTCAATCATGAGTTTTGAGCGGCCAGATATGGAGTTTGCACCAGAGTTCAGGTCTTATGATGCTGCCTTGGACGAGCTGACTGCACTTTCAAAGGAAAAACGAATAGTCTTTGTTATTGACGAGTACCCGTATCTTGCAAAGGCAAAGCCGGCCATTTCAGCGATGCTGCAGCACATCATCGACCACAAGTGGACAGAATCAAAGATGTACCTGATTCTTTGCGGCTCCTCTATGAGCTTCATGGAGAGTCAGGTGCTTGGCAAGGAAAGTCCGCTGTATGGCAGACGTACTGGCCAGTTTAAGATTGAGCCGCTAGACTATAAAGAAACCGCTGTGTTCCACCCAAATCTGTCCGCAGAAGACAATTCCCTGATTTATGGAATCACGGGAGGAGTTCCCCACTATATCAATAAGTTGGATGTGCGAGATAGTGTGGATGAAGCTCTGTTGGATAATTTCTTTGACCGCTCCAGCTATCTGTATGAGGAACCGGGGAACTTACTGAAGCAGGAACTCCGGGAGCCAGCCATTTATAATGCAATCATTAAAGCGATTGCAGAAGGTGCTTCCCGAATGAACGATATCAAGATGAAGGTCGGCGAGGAGAACTCGGTCGTATCGAAGTACCTGAAAACGCTGATCGACCTTGGCATTGCTAAGAAAGAAACACCGATTACAGAAAAACCGGGTAAGAAAACCATCTATCTGCTGGCTGATAACTTCTTCCGTTTCTGGTATCGGTTTGTGCCAATCAATATGAGTGCCATTGACTCTGGCAGAATTGCAAAGACCTATCCACACGCTGTAAAACAGTATCTTCCGGATTACATGGGTCTAATTTATGAGAAGATGTGTCAGGATTACCTGCTCTATTATTCGGATAGCCTTCCTATTGAGCTGAGTGAAATCGGCCAGTGGTGGGGGACAGACCCGAAGAAGAAAAAGCAGATACAGATTGATATCGTCGGAACTCCTGTTGAGGGCAAAGACTATATCATCGGTTCATGCAAATACCGGAATGAGAAAATCGGTGTGGATGAACTCGATTTGATTCGGAATTATGCCTCAGTTTTTGGAAAGGGCAACAACTATCACTACTATATCTTCTCGAAAGGCGGATTCACAGATGGACTTCTTCAGGCACAAGAGCGAGGTGAAGTTCGGCTGATAACGCTGGAAGACCTTTACAAGTAAAAATTCTAATCAACCCTGCTGGTGAAAGCTGGCAGGGTATTTTTATACCCATTTTTTAGCCTGTCTGCTCCGTGCAGATGGGCTTTTTTCATGCCTGCAAGGAGGTGGTTACGCAAATGGCATCCAGAATCCAGGGCATCACCGTTGAGATCGGCGGCGATACCACAAAGCTCTCCAAAGCACTGGAAAGTGTAAACAAGTCAATCAAGGGGACGCAGTCCGGACTGAAGGATGTCAACAAACTCCTGAAGTTGGACCCCTCCAATACAGAACTGGTCGTCCAGAAGCAAAAGATGCTCAAGGATGCCATTGAAGCCACCAAGGAAAAGCTGGCAACGCTGAAGACTGCCGCACAGCAGGCTAATGAGCAGCTTGCCAACGGTGAGATCACCCAGCAGCAGTACGATGCTCTTCAGCGTGAGATCGTGGAGACCGAACAGAATCTGCGATCCTTACAGGATCAGGCGGCTACTACCAATGCGACGCTTGCCAAGATCGATGAAGCTGGAGAAAAGCTCCAGAACATCGGATCTTCTGTGGAGAATGTAGGCAAGAAGTTCCTTCCGGTGACTGCCGCTGTGACGGGTCTTGGCACTGCCGCAGTGAAGACCGCAGCCGATTTTGATTCCGAGATGAGTAAGGTCTCTGCCATTTCCGGTGCGACCGGGGATGACTTTGACCAGCTCCGTGCGAAAGCCCGTGAGATGGGTGCAAAGACCAAGTTCTCTGCATCCGAGGCAGCTTCGGCGATGGAATACATGGCCATGGCCGGATGGAAGACTTCTGACATGCTGAACGGCATCGAGGGCGTCATGAACCTCGCGGCCGCTTCGGGTGAAGACCTCGCTACGACTTCAGATATTGTTACCGATGCCCTTACCGCGTTCGGCTTATCCGCTGCGGATTCTGGGCATTTTGCCGATATCCTCGCAGCCGCTTCCTCCAATGCGAACACCAACGTCTCCATGATGGGCGAGACGTTCAAGTACTGTGCGCCTATTGCCGGTGCGCTGGGGTTCTCGGCAGAGGATACCGCAGAAGCCATCGGACTTATGGCAAACAGTGGTATCAAGGCTTCACAGGCTGGTACTTCCCTTCGTACCATCATGAACAACCTTTCCGGTGAAGTGACCTTTGTGGGTAAAAACATCGGTGAGGTCACGATTGCAACCAGCAATGCAGATGGCAGCATGAGAAGCCTGAACGACATCCTTGCAGACTGCCGTGTGGCATTCTCCGGGCTGTCGGAATCTGAGAAGGCAGCCAACGCAGAGGCACTGGTCGGTAAGAATGCCATGTCCGGT